GTCGTTCCCGGCTTCGTCCAGGACTGGTTCGTATTGATCACTGGTCGCCGAACCCGCGAGCATCGCCTGAATGTCGTCGGACTCCGGCATGGGCGGCACTACGGGAGGCGGGGATTGCAGGGCGGCGTTACAGGCCGTCACGATAAACGCGGCGCGGGCAACATCGGTCGGGATCGGCGCGTCACCATCATCATATCCGTTGATTGGCACCATTTCGCCGCCGGGGATCACGACATAAGCCGGGTCGTGTTCGCCCTCTTCGTCGTGATACAAGAAGCGCCCGCCCATCGGATACTTGCAAGCCTCGATCAGCGCGACCGTGTCCAATTCCTCAAGCTTCCGCAGTCGCTCCTTGGCGGCATCCGACAGGCGCGGACCCATCGCGAGCGGCAGTTCCACGCGCCCCGCAGTGCTCCAATTCTCGCCGATCGTTGGAAACCCGCTGCTCTCCCCCACCACCGGTTTGGCCTGGAAGGCTTCTAGTCTGTCTGGCATGCCGCCGAGCAGCAAAAGGAACGCTGATCGCAGCGCAGAAGCACTACATGGCGATGGCGCATAATGCTGGAAATGCTCGTAAGCCAAGCGAATGTCCCGCTCGGTGATCAGATCGATCATCCGCTCGATCAGGTCCGCAAGCGCTCGATCATCTGTGTTCATGGTCGAACTCGCTCGCCCATCGGGCCGTTATATTCGCTGACCTTGAGGGCGCTCCTGATTTGCTCTTTGATCGCCAAACCGGCTGGGCTCACGACGTTCATGTCGAGCGCGCGTAAGAGGCCAGTGTGAGCGACAGTCAGGTTGCCGGTGATGCGATCGATCTCGACTTCCGCATCAATCACGGGGTCGGGATGGTGGCCAAAGCGGCCAAGAATTTCTGCGGTGCTCATGGCGGTTCCTTCACTTTGGGCTGCTGTGTTCATGGCTGGGGGCTTTCGAGAGAGGGGGAGAGGGCGCGATAGGTTGTGCCCGTCATGATCCCGTTGATTTGGGCGATGGCGGTGTTGAGGTTTCTGATTGTCTCGATACCGGGCGTGTCGGCTTCCCAACTATCTACGCGGATGGCGCTTTGGAGCGTTTCGAGATCACGCTCCCATCGCCGCTGCATTGCCTGAAGTTGGCGGACGGTCAGCACGCGCAGAATTGTTTCGCCACGTTCCTCGCTCACTTGCTCGCTTCCTTCTCTAGGTGGGTGCGGACGGTCATGGTTTGGCGATGCCCGTTGGGCCCGCGCTGTCGTGAACGGAGCCGGACAAGCCGTCTCCGCCCTTCGGGCGAGTACCGCATGACGCGACGCAGAAGCACTTCGCCCCATTGCGAAGGATTTGCTTATCGCCACAGACGATGCAGTGCGCTGGGCGCGGGATGGGCGCTGCCTTCATGCAGCTACCCTCTGCATTTGGAGAAGCGCAATAAGCTGGTGTCCGATGCATTCGGTGAACGCCGGAGGAATTGCTTCGCGCAGCTCGTCTCTTGACATCCAACTTATGCCCATCGCTTTGCGGGCGTATTCGACACCAGAGAAATTGCCGACGACATGAACAAATTGTCCGTCGCGAGGCGGCCGGCCCATCTTAGCCTGATTGGGATGGTGCTTTCCGCAACAGTCCATAAATGGAGGAACAAAGCGCCAATTCGTCTCAAACTGACGATGCCGGTAAACGCGAAGTTCGGGGAACGACGATCCGCACAGCGTGACTGGATCAATCAGCGGCGCGCCCGGGACATTCTCGATAACATACGGAAGCCCGCTTTCAATGAGCATCGCGCGCGTGCCATCTATCAGGTCGGGATGCTCGCGCCCGCGAAGACGTTGCGCCTTGCTATATCGCTGACAAGGGGGTGACGCATGGATGGCGTCGAATTCTCGCAGGAATGACCGGTCGAGCTTGGTGACATCCTTCTGCATGAAGGCAAATGGATACCGAGGCTGTCGATCTATATCGATGCCGACCACCTCGAAGCCGGCGCGGCGGTATCCCATGCCCGCACCGCCAGCGCAGCAGAATAAATCCAGGATCCGAAACCGCCCTCGTCGGTCGCTATAGTTTTCCACTGGAAGCCCGTTCCTCTCGGTGGGAAGCGCGCCGGTTTTCCGATCCAAGCGATCAGATTCCGCCGTTTCCTGCCAATTCGGGCTAACGTCTCTTTTACCCGGTGTCAAGGCTTTCCGCTCCCTTTCTTGGGTGGTTTTCCACGGTTTGAACGTTCATGAGTCGTTCCCTGCCATTTAAGAACGGCGCTATCGGCCATCAGGGATTGGTCCCGCTCTTTAGCGTAGTGCTCCACGACCCGGAGAGACTGGCCGGAAATAGCCGCCGCTTCAGGAGAGCTACACCCGGCCTCAAGAAGGGCAATGACGGCGTTTTTGCGCAAGCCATGGGGCACGCGCTTGACGCCGTGTTCGGCGCAGAATGCCTTGAGCAGGTCGCGGGCAGTGTCTTCATCGTAGCGCCGTCCGCGATCGGTTACCGCGATAAGCAGCCCTTTGCGCGGAGTCTTCGCCAGTTCGGCCGCTAGATCCTCATGCAGCGGGATCGACAGCAGCTTATCGGTCTTGTCCTGGCGCACGATCAGCCGGCCATCCTCGATATCGCTCCAGCGCATCGATAGCGTGTCGTTGAGCCGCTGGGCGGTGTAATAGAGCAAGTGAACTAGCAGGCGGACCTTAGCGTCATCTGACGCCAGCGCGGCTTTCAGTATCGGCTTCGGCCACGGCACATGCTCGCCAAGCTTGAACGGAACGATGCCTACCACGGGGTTGCTCGCGACATAGCCGCGAGGCTTGGCCCATTTGAACAGCGCGCCACAGACGCCTAGGAAGGAATTGGCGGCGCCGGGTGTCTCGCCCATGCCATCGAACAGCCGTTGCATATCGACTGTGGTGATCGCGGCGACTGGCGCGGTCGGCAGCAAGCGCTCTAGCTTGGCCAGTGCGATATCGTAGACCTTGCGCGAGCCCGGCTTCAGGTCGCGATACATCGGGCTCTTTTGGTATAGGTCGATCAGCTTGGGCACCTTGACGATTTCGGTGACTCCGCGCCTCCGGTGCCCATCACATGCCGCCAGCGCGCCGCCAAACTTCGGGTCGCGTAGATCAGGCAGACGAGTGTAGACGCGCTTACCGTCAGCCTTCTTACCGGTGTCGTAATAGTAATAGTCGTGGCCCTTCGACCGGACCAGCTTTACATGCTTGGGGAGTTTATGCGGCAAGGCCCGGCTGCTCCCTTCGCCAATCGCCGATCCCGCCGGCTAGCTCGTCAAGATACTTGTCTAGCTGCGTGCGGTCCCAATGGTCCTCTCCCCCAAGCTCGACAGGCATAGGCAAGCGCCCTGCGTAGACTTCCGCCAAGAACTTCGGCGGTGTCAAATCGCAGTACGCCGCCGCCTTGGCGCGCTTCATCGATCGAGGCCAGTAGGGCGCTGTCATCCCTGAATGTCCTTGGGGGGAGGGGCCATCGCCATCTCCAAATTGATAGCGATATCGGACGCTAGGCTGCATATCATGCAAAGCGCGTCGTTATCGGAGGACGACCCGGCGATGTTGCCAGCGATGGCGAGGATATTGCGCGCCTGTTCATGGCACCACGCCAGTGTGCTAAAATGATTTGCCGAAGTCGTCACAACCCCGCCCTCCGCTTGATCTTCTCGAACCAAGATGCTTTCGGATTGCGGTAGGTATCCATGAATGCTTGTCGGCGCGCATTATCGCGGGCGACCATCACACGGATACGCTCGTCTGGAGGAAGGTAGGATACTGCTACCGGGGCGTTGATACGGGGGTCGGTCATCATCTCGACGGGAGGACTTATTAGGCCCTCCCGCTCCCTGGTGGAAACGGTCATGCTGCCACCTTTGCGCGGTAGCGGTGTTGAAAACTGGCGAACGCGGGGTCAGGGTCGGTTAACCGTAGCCCTTGCTCCAGGCACTCGCGCTGTACGGCGTCGAGAAAGCGGACCATCTGGCGCACCGTCATGGCGCTGGTCACGTCCACGATCCGCATTGCTTCCAGCTTTTGTTCGTAGCCGAGCGGCTTGATCATGCGATCGTAGGTATCGCGGAATTGAACGCTTTCCTCGCGAAGGATTGGCACGCCGTGGCGCAGCTTCCAGTCGCGCTGCAATTCGTCCGCCGCGCGGTCGCCAAGCTGGTTGGCCGCTTCGGTTGCCCAAAGCCATTGCAGCGCATTCTGATCGCGGGTCCGGTCGCGGCCCTGCACCCATTCTACCGTAAACGGCAGCTTGAGGTTGCCCAGGAACACGATGAACTCGTCGCGGTCGCGGTCGGTGTCGATAATGCGGTGAGCCATTATGGGCGCTCCGTTTCGAGATAGCGGACCAAGGTGTGCAGCGCGGCAATCTCCAGATCCACGCCATGCTCATCGTAGAATCCGCCATGGCTAAGTCGCTCGACCGACAGCTTGCCGTTCGCGTGCTGATGAAGCTCTTTGATGAGCGGAACTACGATCCAGTGTGACCGCGAGAACCTTCCCCCATCGCGCCCGGCGGTGACGTGGTGCTTGTCCACGCCATATCGTCCGGTCACGACGCACGGCTGATCTTTCACCCATGCATGGTAGCGCTTTTGTGCCGCCGTGGGCTCGACTGATCGCCGATAGGGGAAGGTTTCGTAGCGCATTATGCCCCCGGCCTCCATTGCGGAGACAGGTAGCGACGCGCGGTGCGGTCTGACACGCCGGCCCGATCAGCGGCCTTGTAGCGCGGCACGCCGGATTCGATGGCGGCAATCAGCACGGCCCGGCGTCGGATTGCCTTAGCAACGCGGACATGGGTTGCCGGTACCCAAGGGCAGGGCTTGTTGTTCCTCATGCTGCCTTCCGGTACTCAGCAGTCAGGCGAGCGACCTTGTCGTCAAGCTCAGCCAGGAACGCGGACACAGCCTCCTCGATCTCGGCAATCAGCGCATCGTCACGCTCGACGCGGCGGACATGCAATTGCATCTCGACGCCAAGCCGGGGATCGTAGGATGCGAAGTCGCACCACTGGCGACCGCAGCACGCCATCTGGAATTGCATTTGCTTGACGTACTTGTCGTCGATCGCTGCGCCTAGCAGCGTGTCGATATGCGTCGCGGTGTTCGGACACTTGATCTCGACCAGCCCGTCATCGCCAACCAGCCCATCGGGGGACGCGCCGGCCATGTCGATCGCCGGGTGTGGCACAAAGCCTTCCTCGACCACCGGCAGCCCGCGATGGAACGAATAGCACTCGCGCGCCTCCGGTTCCTTCTCCGTGCCCCACTGCATCGCCGCATTGGTGAAGCCGGATTCCGTGGTTCCGGTCAGCCGCTCGGCGACAAGCTGTGCCATGTAGTTCGCCCGGCCAGCGCCATAGCCGGTCTTGGTCTTCGCCATCACGTCGGCGATACGGCTGGCTGTCACCTTGCCGCAGCGGGAGGCGAACCATTCATCGGTGCGCTGCTCGATCATGCCGCTTCCTTCCGGGTCAGCGCGGCCTTGGCATGCGCGTATTTCGACGCAGGCAGTTCGGGCAAGGCGTTGATCTTGTAGAAGGTGCAGAAGGCTTTCATGTCGGTGTTCTTGCCGGCGGCTAGCGCCATAAGCTCGACCCGCTGCGCTTCGGTGATGCGGTCTTCCGGCTTGGCGTCGTTGCGGGCTGCGCCGCGGCTGGCGGCGTTTCCGTCGTCATCCTCCGGGCACACACCAACCACGGCAGCCAGGGCATAGCGGCGGGCATAGGTGACAGCCGAGCCATATCCTTGCGCGTCCGCCTTGGTGAGCGGGATCGACAGCGTGCAGCGCATCCATTCGCCGCTTTCGTGCGAAAGCTGGGTGGTGAGCGTCATGCGGTTGTCGATCATCTCGCCGGGGAATTGCACGACGGAAAGCCCGTTCATCACCAGCGGCTCGCGGCAGGCCTCCCATACGCTGGTCAGATCGGCGTACTTCGACTTGAAGGCCGGATTGACCTTGCCCTTGACGGCACCCTCTACGCTGCCCTGTACCTGGGTCAGTGCTTTCGAAAGCGCGGCGATGCTTTCACTCTGCTCGATCACAGATTGTCTCCTTGATTGCGATATGCGGTACTCACCGAATGGCCAAGACCCGCAGGGGCTTGGGGCGAAGCCTGAGTGACGCGGTGACGCGAAGCGGCGATCGCCAAACCTCCTGTCGGCTCACTCGCCATTGTTGTTCTCCCCACTACTAAGGGCGGCGACCTTGATCACCTTGGTTGTCATGAGGGGTTCTCCGATGGGGTGGTTTGGGCGTCTGGCTGCGCCACCGCGCCACTCGTGAATGGAGCCAGCAAGCTGTCTCCACCCTCCGGGCGAGTGTCGACTGACGCGGGCTCGCCGATGATCTGAGAGCGGATCACGTCGAAGTCGCCGAAACCATCTTGCTCATCGGCTAACTTGTCTGCCGCGATCTCGATGGCTTCTTCTTCGGAATACGCTTCGACCTGAACGGCTTGCCGGTCGCGGATCGTGTATTCGTACTCGATCTCGACCTTGAAGCGCTGCAACCCCTTCTCGGACACGGGCTTGCCCCACGCCGGATTGTAATGCTGTCGCATCGCATTGAGGGACGCCGGGAAGGGCATCGCAGCGATGTCATGTAGCGTTGGACGAGCCATCACGCCGCCTCCCCGCGAAAGTCGATTGAAGCCCGGAGGGGCGAAACACGCGAAGCGGGGTTCGATGCCGAAGGCACGAAAGCGCGGTGCGAAGCATTCGCCAAGTATTCGTTCACTTCACACCTCCATAAAGAAACTTCTCCGCTTCCTCGCGACGCTCATCGGATGACCAAACAGACGGGTAAGCCTGCATCTGAACTTCAATCATCCTATTCAGGCACACCCCCAAGCTTTCCAGAACAGGAATGGTCTTGTCGGTTACCTTGATCTCGGGGAGGGGGATCATTATCCGCGCTCCTCAAACCAAGCATTGATTTCCTCGATCAGCCCTTCGCGAGTGCGCGCAGAGACACGATGGCCGTTGTCGATCCAACCATCCTCAGGCCCTTCGTATGAAGCATCGTAATCGGGACCGGTGCCGGTGAAGTAGCCGTAGTCCCAGGTGATATCCCAGCCGCGATAGCTGTCCTTGGGGGCGACAGCTTTTGTCACCCTCGCATGGCTATCGAGAACTTGGGCGAAAATCGGGTGCAAGCCCATCAAAGCCTCCCATATCCACGGTTGAGCGCCCGATCGGACGCAAAGAAGGGGATGAGACTGGCCATCAGAAGCCTCCGACCTTGATGCGCTTGCCATCGCGATAGAGTTCGCTAGGACGAACGCCGCCGATGAACGCAAAGGCGTTGCGCCACACGTCTTCGGCATTTTCAGCCTCCGCCCGCACGGCTTTCAATTGCCGCTCAAGGCGTTCGATCTCCGCTCGGTCGGGATTGGGAATGTGATCCCAGCCACACCCGGTCGATTGGTTCTCGGCCGCCCCCTCAATGGCATGCGCAAGCGCCGTGACCTGATCATCTGTCAGTGTGATGCCCAATTCACAGGGCACTTCCTCGGCGAAGATGCGCCAGTAGGGGTGAACGTCGCGGCTCATCTCGTGAAATCCCAAACGATGACGCGCGGAGCCAATTCCTCGGCCTCCATTGCGCGAGCATCAGAAGCCCATGCTTCCTCTGTTTCCTGCCAGAGGGTCAGGTCGATGATGCTATCGCAGCCCGCGCACAGTCCCTGTGAATCTGCAGGGACCATCGCTTCACAGCTTGGGCACCAGAAAATCGCGGTGTGCGGGCTCAGGGTGGCGGGGGCGTTCATTCGGACACCACGCGGTAGGCAACGATATCCCACGCTCCGCCATCGTGGCTCCACATGTACGAGCCAGCTTCACACCGGTCGGGATCGTAGCATTGCGGCGTTTCGTGGCGCATCTGCGTTTCGATGACCGTGCGCGGGTCCACAGGACATTCCCCTCCAGACCATTCGATCCAGCCACCGGCTTCTTCTATAGGGTGGGAGCGAGCGGTCATGCCGAAGCCTGCTCAGCGGCGTACAGTTCGCGAGGATCGCTTTTGCGGACGAAGATCATCCGATCAGGCACCTGCTTGCGAGCGTTATCCCAGCCGTGGCGCGTGAGATTGACGGCCATGTTCTTGGCTGCACCAGCTTGCGCGCCAGACAGGCCGCCTAGGGCGTAGCTGCCGTCCTCCTGCTTGGCATCGAGCGCCATGATGCGCTCGTCCAGCATGCGAGAAAATTCAGGCGGGAACTGATCGTGCTCGCCGACCTTGGCGTTGATCGCGACCAGCGCCGGATCGTCACGAAGGGCACGCATGAGTTCAAACGCAACGCGCTGTATGGCCATTTCGTAGCCATCGCCCATGCCGCCCATTTCGATGGTTTCGACTTCGTGGCCGGCGTCCCATGCGGCCAAAGCCTCATCGACACTGTCGGGCCTAACGCGCTGTCCATCCTGAACCATATTCCGCCTCCAACACTCTAAGACCTGAAACCTCATCCTCGGGGCGGACGCATAGGGGAGTGCGCCCGCCCTCTGGGGAGGTCAGGCGGGGTCAGCATCCTTGGGCTTGGAGTCGGCGAGCGCTTCGGCTTCGCGTTCGGCGATCAGCTCGTTGACGGCGTTTTCCAGACGCCATGCAACATCGACGCCGTAGCCGTTATCGCCGCGTACTTCGGACTGACGGGCGAGGATGGCGATCGTATCGTAAGCGTGGGCCTTGGGCTCCATCGCGGCAATCCGGCGGCGCAGGGTCACGATCTCGTCGTGGCCCATCCGGAGCAGGCTAATAGTTTCGGGGCGATCCATCTTCGTTCCTCCAACACTCTGATCGTGTTGAAGGGGGTGTTAGCATCATTGCTACATGATGCAAACTCTTTTTTGCATTCTTGCTAAAAAAGTTGTCGCGTCACATGCGCCGCCCGACCCAGACAAGCTTGCCGATAACATACACGTCCTCGGGGTCTGCCAACTGGGGAGGAACCACAGGGTTGTCGGATAGCAGTAGCAACTTATCGACGCCGCCCTCTCGAACCTTGCGGACACGCTTCACCATGCCACCGCCCGCATAGACCAACGCCCAAATTAGTTCGGACTGCTTTATCTCGCGCTGGCTACGGTCGATCATCAATAGATCACTTCTGAGCAAGGTTCCTTCCATGCTCTCGCCATGGCCAGTGGCAATGAACAGGTTTTCGGTATTTGTGTGGGTGAGCGCCTTGATGAACCCGACATTGAACGGGATTAGGTCAACTGAAGGGTACTCCTCCAGATTCGCCGGCTCTCCCATGGCGTAGCTTATATCGACCTGGCGCACGTAAACGACATCATCGGGGCGCTCGTTAGGGTCAGGGCGGTCGCCGTGCATGTTTGTCTGGTCGGGAAACTGGCGCTTCCATCCGGGGTACGTCGGATATTTAGCCTCAAGTTTCTCAAACGTCGGCTGACTAAGCCGCGTCGTGGCGGTGCCGTTAAATGGCCGCAACAATGTGGTGGGCGTCAACCCCGCCGCCTTCGCAAGGGCGCTAGGCGCCTTCTTCGCCCATCGACAGATATCCTTGACGAAAGCCGTGTCCGATTCGAGCCCGTTCATATCCTGCCAGATAGCAGGAATGCTAATGCGGGAGACGTTGCAAGATTGCAAATTGGCACTTTGCATTAAATAGCAATCATGCTAACGCTGTTGCCCATGCAAACGCAGACAGCCCCAAAACACCCTATACGGCCCACCGACCTGGCGAGCGCAATGGGATGGAGCGTCCCATACGCCAGCCAAGTTCTTACCTCGGCCCGGCCGCCCACGCTTTCGACTGCCCTTAAGGTTTTCGACAAGACAGGCGTTAAGATCGGTCCGGTCGAACAGGCCTCGGATGATGAGATCGCGCTGCTGCGCAAATTCGCGGAGGCAGCATGAGCATCACCTACGTGTTCCAGATGGACGGGCCTGATGCATTGGTCAAATTCGGCCGCACCAAAAACGTCAAATCCCGCTTCGCCACACTGCGCACTGGCCTGCCTTGGCCGCTTCGCATCGTCGCGTTGATTGGGTCTGATGTCGAATACGAAATCAAGCAGAGGTTCGCCGCTGACAAGGTGCAGGGGGAGTGGTTTCGCCCAACGGAAGCACTTGCTGATTATCTGCGCGGTGAAGCGGACGCCGGCAGGCTTGTGAAGCAAGTCGCCGTCGATCAAGCTTACATCAATGCAGTCATCAAGCCGCGCATCCGTGAATATCTGAACGGGCGAGAACCCGCCAATAACACGGCTGGTGACTTGGTTCGCTGCATTTTCGGGGACCTTTTGCCTTCTCTTGCGGGGCGAGAGAAGGAACTTGGCGCTGCCACGAAAGGCCACGTCACCGACGCGATGATGCGCGGCTACGGTCCGACAACTGAGCAACCTCATCTGATTGTTCCTGTCGCTGCCGCCCTGGCTGCAATCGCATGACCCATAACGGCAGCCCGGCAGCACCGGCGGAAACTCCCGGCGGGGTGTGCCCACCCCCTTTCCAACACCCCGCTGGTCTTTGTCTCACTCAACATGACGGAGAAGCCTGATGGCTGACTTCTGGAGCATCGTGATCGGCATCGTCGGCACTGCCGTCGTGCTCGGCGGCACATACGGCCTGATCGAGTTTGCCGATGCCCGCCAGCACGCGCGCTACCGCCGTGCTCAGCGGGACAGGGTCAAGGGCAGGGGGTTCATCGATCATTACGGGAGCGCCTCTAAATGACGCCCCGTGGAGAAACAGCGGACTTTGAGCCGATCATTTCCCGCAACGTCGCTGGCCGTCAGATTGGCGACGCCTTGCGCAAGTTCGTCGGTCGCGGTCGCGACTGGTCTGTCAAGCAGTTAGCGAACCGTTCGGGCGTAGCTGACCGGTTGATTGAGGCCGCCATGGCCGATCCCGAGAAAACGACCGAATGGCGCGCCCTGAAGGCGGAACACATTTTCAGCATCATGGCGGTTCTCGGCGCGGACTTCACCGGTGCCGTGATCGAACTGATGAGCCAGGGCGCTTTCGATATCCCCGAAGATGACGGTACGCCGCCGGCAGAGATCGCTGCAGACAATGCGGAGGACAATGCAACGCTGACCCGCGCGGCCCTCAATAACAAGATCGACGGCGACGAGAAGCCGCAAATTCGGGTCGTCAGTTCGCGCATGATCACTCGCGCGATCAAGCTGCGGAGGATGGCGGCATGAGCGAGTTCAGGGTGTTTTCAATCGGCTTTATGGTCGGTCTGTTTGCTTTGATGTTGGTGCGTCGCCTTGTCGGGGACCATTCCACAATGACCTTGGACGAACTGGCGCGCGTGGCCTTTCTGGTCGTGATCATTGGCTTTGCGGCGGTCGCTATCTTTGGGCGGAAATCGGCATGATCTCCCATCTCATAGCCTCCTATCGCCAGCGCAAAGCCATGAAGCGCTTGGACGAGTTGGTGGAGCAAACCCTCTCCAGCTACGAGCACAAGCGCTACCTGGAACGTCGCGCCGCCGCATTGAAGGGAAGGGCGCGAGCATGAGACGCCGCCAACTTAAATACGCAGTCATGGCGCTGCACGAAAAGAATCCTACGTGGACTGCCCGTCAGCTTTCGATCGCGCTCGACTGCTCGCAAGAGTATATCCGACGCACGGCCTATCGCAACGATTTGTCCCTGCGGTCCCATTCTCCTTCCAAGCAGGCTTGGAATGTGAAGAGCGTCCTACCGCTCAAGCTGCTTCCTGTTCCTATCCCCGCATTGCCGGAATGGAACGAAAGGATCCCGGCGCGGTGAGCAAATACGGCGCCCGCAAGACGCCCTGTAACCAGGGCCATATCCACGACAGCAAGCGCGAGGCTAAGCGCTGCGACGAATTGCATCTGCTGCAAAGGGCCGGCGAGATATTCAACCTCCGCACCCAGCATCAGTTCTATTTCGTGATCAGCGGTAGGCCAGTGAAACACCCGAACGGCCGGCGCGCGGGCTTCAAGGCTGACTTCTTCTACACCGTCACAAAGACGCTGGCTGATATCGCAGAGGATTCCAAGGGCTTCACCGTCCGCGACTATCCCCTGCGTGCTGCGATCTTCCGCGCGCTCTTTCCCGATGTCGAATTGAGGGAAGTATGACGGAGCCTCGTTTCGCTGGCGACATTGTGCGCGATGCCGCAGACATGTGGAACATCATGCCCGAGCGCATTTTCGGCCCGCGCCGCGACAGCCGGACGTGTGCCGCTCGCTGGGCTGTGATGGCCGCCCTAGACGATCTTGGTTGGACCAGCCCCCGCATTGGTCAGTACCTCAACCGGCATCACACGACCGTCCTGCACGGGCTAGGGAGGCTAAATAAGTGAGCGCCAGCCTGCTCGCACGTTTGATTGAAGCGGGCACGCCTGCCGCCTTGGTTGCGGAGGTGGCGATGGAGCTTGGGAAAGCTGAGGCGGAGCGCGCCGTCCTAGCGGAACGCCGTAAAAATGAACGAGAGCGTAAGGCTCGGTCACGTGACATCACGGGACAGGACGTGACGGAACGTGACGAACGTGACCGTCTCCCCTCCCTTGATAAAAGCCCCCAGACCCCAAAAATTAATCCCACCCCGCTCGTACACACACGCGAGACGCGCACGCGAGGCGCTGCTTGGCCGTGCCCGGAAGGGGTTAATCCCGACCACTGGCGGGACTTCATGGGCAACCGACGCCGCAAGAAGCTGGCGAACACTGGCACCGCCCATGCCGGGGTTCTCCGCGATCTCGAAAACCTGACCGATGCCGACTGGCCACCTGGCCGCTTGGTCGAACTCGCTGCGGCGAAGGGATGGGGCTCAATCAATAAACCGGACGGATACGCAAATGGACGAACCAACAGCATGGCAGGAACTCGGGGGGCTAGTGCCAGCGGGCACGGAACAACAGTTGACGCAGCGCAACGATTCCTTGCCCGCCACACGCCGCAATTTGCCGGCTGATCTCCAGCCAGCATCCGTACCAGAGTTCATCCAGGCGGTTACGCCGTGCCTCCATCTGTGCGCGCCGGTCGGAATGAGCTTGGAGGATCGTGATACGTGGTTCGATGCCGCCTACATGGCGATCGGCCATCTGCCGCCGGACATTCTGCGAGACGCAGCCCGCGATGCAATGCGCAAGGCTGATCATCCCGCGAAAATCGTGCCCACCATCATGGCCGAAGCGGAAGAGCGCATGGAAATGCGCCGGCAAGCCAATCGCTATACCGCGCTGCCTTCACCAACCGCTCATGACCAGCGTGATTTCGAGGACTGGATTGAGGCGCTCCCCACCGCCAGCGAGATAGGCAATGTTCCGCAGAGGTGGATCGACATTGCGATTACGCGCAACTTCATCCGCCGGATGCCCGATAAGTCATTGGTAATTCGCCGGAAGCAGCCCGCATGACCCATCCCTACACCCTGGCATATCGAGATACTGCACGGCGCTGGATTTATCGCCTGATCCTACGTCCGCTCATCAAGCGCAATTACGCGATGAGAGAGCGTGGAACGGCTCCCGACGTATTCTATTGGGCCGACAGCCTCGCTGTTTCGTGGGGCTATTTCACCCCCATTCGAGAGAGGATCTAAACGATGGGCTGGATTCTCATTGGCGTGATTGCGTTGCTGGTGATCACTGGCGCCCGCGTCATCGCAGACAAGTTCAATTCTGGCGGCAAATACTGATCGGAGGATTTATCATGGGGGGGCAAGAAGGTTGGTGCATTCTGCGCACGCGCGGCGCTAGCACGATGCGCCTTGCGTCGTCGCTCAGGGACAGCGGTATTTCCGCATGGACGCCGATCGGCAGCGTGACGAAGCGGAAGGGCAGGGCGCGCGATCGTGTCGATAGCCCAACGCCGATCATGCCGACGTTCGTGTTTGCCAGGTCAAGCCACATCGGCGAGCTGCAACGCCTGCGGACGTTGATACTCAGCCCGCACCCTGCGTTCTCGATATTTCGTCACCTCAACCGCGTCCCGATCATCTCCGATCACGACATTTGCAGCTTAAGAGACGCCGAGGAACGATCAGCGATCCAGGTCCGCAAGCGCCAGCGCAACGTCGTGCCCATCGGCTCAAGCGTCCACGTATCGGAAGGCGCGTTTGCCGGCATGTCCGGGATTGTTGAAGAGAGCGATGGTAAGACCGCAGTAGTTGCGTTCGGTGGTAATTTCCGGGTGACAATTGCCGCTTGGCTTTTGCCCGAAAATCTGCTAACCGCAGCCTAGCTTCACAGGATGGAGCGGCGGGTTGCCTATCGGCATCTGGGGCAAGTACTGGGGCAATGCTCAAGTGGAACGCCCGTCTCCGCGTGGATTTTGCTGGTCCAGGCCAGCGGATTTTTCTAGAGTTATGCCTGTATGGAAATGAACGGCGAAGGCAAAGTCCTTCCGGTTTCCTATCTCGACGGCTTCAATCGGAGCGGCGTCTATTTCCTATATCGGGATGGCGTCGTTGTGTATGTCGGCCAAGCGGTCGATGTACGGCGACGGATTGGGGTGCATATCGGAGAAGGCGTAAAAGTTTTTGACTCCGTATCTTTTGTTCCATGCGCGCAGTCGGGCCTATTGGCGTTGGAAAAGCAATACATCGAGCGCTTGCAACCTGAGTACAACAAGGCAGGCAACCCTGCCGCCTTCACGGGAGAGGGGTTCGGCAGCGACACGCCAATACCCTTTACCAAAGCGCATTATAACTTAGATGAAGCCGCTGATTATCTTGGTCTTGAAAAGCCAGAAGTGATCAGTCTCACGCAGCAAGGTGTTTTGTTCACCAAGCGAGTCTCCAAAAGCCGAGACAGGCGGTATCGAGCGATTGATTTGCACGAATATCGCTCCAAGCGCTCGGCATAGTTCCACCTATTCGGCGTAGGTCGCCCCCTTTCGACTGATCGCCGATCCCGCCGCCAATCATTCCGACGCAAGCATTAGAACCATCGTGGTCAATCGCGGTCGGCGCTGTTTGAGCGGCGGGTAACATTCACGGCTGTTGGGAGGAGGTGATCCTTTCCTCGCGCGCCGGAAGCGAGGGCTTATGGCCGATACGGCTCTAGTAGCAAAACGTAGCAATAGAGGAAGCAAGCCAGGCGAACGTCGTGGAGGTAGGCAGAAGGGCGTGCCGAACAAGGCGACGGCTTCGATCAAGGAAGCGGCAAGAGAGTACACAGAGAAGGCGCTAGGAACCTTTGTTGCGTGTATTGATGATGTTCAATCACCTTGGGCCGCAAAGGTCGCGGCAGCTTCGGCTATTCTCGACAGAGGTTACGGCAAGCCGAGCACGGTCATAAGCGGCGATGAAGATGGCGGTCCGGTCGCGCTCGTCTCCACTATCGAGTTGATCGGCGTTCGCCCCGGTGAAGGTTAGGATCAAGATACCGGACAAGCTAGTATCGGTATTCGAAGGAGAGGCAGACGTAAGAGGGGCCAGAGGCGGTCGCGGATCGGCAAAAAGCCGCACGTTCGCGAAGATGACTGCCGTTCGTGCCCACATGTGGGACCGCGAGGGTCGCGAAGGCATCATCCTCTGTGGTCGGCAGTTTCAGAACAGCCTGACCGAATCTTCGATGGAAGAGGTCAAGGCGGCAATCCGGTCAGAACCTTGGCTGGCTGCGCATTTCGATATTGGCGAGACGTACATACGAACCAAGTCGGGTCGCGTCTCTTATGTGTTCGTCGGGCTCTCGCGCAACATCGACAGCATCAAGTCGATGTCGCGCATTCTGCTGGCGTGGATCGAAGAGGCAGAGAACGTCACCGAAGAAGCATGGGTGAAGCTGGAGCCTACGCTACGCGAGGAAGACAGTGAGCTTTGGGTGACATGGAATCCGGAGCGCGAGAAGTCGGCAACGAACAAGCGCTTCGCCAACAGCACTGATCCTAGAACCAAGATCGTCGTGATGAATTACCGCGACAACCCGTGGTTCCCCGCCATTCTTGAGCGCAAACGCCAGAAGGACAAAAGCGAGCGTCCGCACCTCTACGGTCATATCTGGGAGGGCGAATACATGACCCTCATGGAAGGCGCGTATTTCGCCGAGCATCTGATCGACGCGCAGGACAGCGGTCGCGTCGGGTTCGTTCCCGAAGATCCGCATCTGGTTATCAGGCTGTTCGCGGACATCGGCGGGACGGGAGCGAAGGCGGACAATTTCGTGTTCTGGGCGGCGCAATGGGTCGGGCTCGAAATACGCTGGGTCAACCATTACGAGCAGCAGGGCCAGCCGATTGCAGCGCATCTCAACTGGCTGCGCACGCAAGGCTACACGCCTGACAAGACGGTGATCTACCTGCCGCACGACGGCGACACGAACGATCGCGTGTTCGACGTCAGTTACCGGACGGCATTCGAGGGCGCAGGCTATACCGTTCACGTTATCCCCAATCAGGGGAAGGGTGCGGCAATGAACCGCGTCGAGCGCGCCAGAGAGTTGTTCCCGCGTATGCGGTTCGATGAGACGAAGTGCGATCCGGGCCTCAAGGCGCTCGGTTGGTATCACGAAAAGAAGGACGAGAAGCGGGACATCGGGCTCGGCCCTGAACATGATTGGGCAAGCCATAGCGCGGATGCATTCGGCGCTGGCTGTGTGGCCTATGAGGAACCCCGTCCCGTCGTCGCCTCTCCAACGCCTCCGCAGATGAACTCAGGATCACAGGGATGGATGGCCGCATGACCGATACCCGTCTCGACGTCCTGCGTCGCAAGCTCGACGCGCGCACCGATCACGAAGGCAAGGCAAAGCCGGGGTTCGGTGAGAACGTTGAGGCCATCAAGGCTGAGATCGCACGCTTAGAGGGGGTGCCCAAGAATGGCTAGCGCTCCCCTGATGTCGAACGATCCAGGCGCTCCACGCGACTGGTCGTTGCAGGAAAAGGAAAAGAGCCCGACGTCTCCCGCTGATTCCGGCGGAAAGATGACGGATGAGGAAACGCAAGAGTTCCTCGATCATGCAAGGACAGAGTTCCAGGCGGATACTGATTACGATCGCCCGAACCGTGAAGCGGCGCTGGACGATCTGGTATTCGTGTTCAAGGACCCGTGGGACCCCGTAGTTCGTCGCTCGCGTGAAGCGCAAGGGCGTCCATGCATTTCGATCAACACGCTGCCTCAGACGATTGGCCAGGTGATAGGCGATCGTCGTCTGAACGAAACATCCATCCGGGTTCTGCCGAAAGAGGATGGCGACAAGGACGTCGCGGAGGTCCGCGCCGACTTGATCCGCAATATCGAGGCGCAATCGAAGGCGAAGCGCGTATACGATCGCGCGCTGGAAAATCAGGTTGCTTGCGGGATCGGCAACTTCAAGGTCGTGCTGGACTATGCCGATGACGACGTGTTCACGCAGGACATTTTCATCAGGACGATCGCTAATCCGCTGGCAGTGATCTGGGATCGCATGTCCGTCGATCCGACCGGCCGCGATGCGCGTCATTGTTTCGTGCAGGACACGATGCCTCGCAAGGTGTTCGAGCGCCGTTGGCCCGACCATACGCCGGACGATCTCGGCATGGAGCTATCCACGCGTTTGCGTCAGAACGGCTGGTTCACGAACGACGTCGTTCGCATCGTTGAATATTGGCGGATGGTCTATCGCGACCGCACCATCGCCCTGATGAAGGATGGATCGGTCCTTGACGTGACCGATAAGGACGAAGCTGAATACGCCGAAAACCTGTATCTCGATGACCAAGGCAAGCCACGTAAGCGCGTAGCTCCGCGCTGTGTTGCGCAAATGTACCTGATCACGGGTCATGCCATTCTCGACGGCCCATACGAGCTTCCGATCAACCGCTTGCCCGTGTTCCGCGTCAACGGGCGTGAGGGGATGGTCGGCGACGATCGTGTCCGGTTCGGCTTGACGCGGTTTGGCAAGGACGCGGCGCGCCTCAAGAACTACTGGCGCTCGACATCGGCTGAATTGCTGGCGATGGCGCCCAAGGCTCAATGGGCGGGGCCAGCGGATGCCTTTGAGGGCTATGAGGAATCGATTAGAAATTCGCATCGCTCTGGAGATCCGATCATCAAGTGGGCGAAGAATGCCAGCGCTCAACCAATTCGCATGGACCCCCCGCCGCTTCCGGCCGCCGTACTCAACGAAGCCGCGATGAATGCGCAGGACGTCAAGGACACGACAGGCATTCAGGACGCGTCGCTTGGCATCCGGTCGAATGAGACAAGCGGTAAAGCGATCATGGCCCGCCAGCGTGAAGGCGACGTGGCCACGATCATGTACCACGACGAGCTTAACAGCGCGATTGAGGAATGCGGCGACGTCATCAACCAGTTGATCCCGATCGTCTACGATACGGCCAGAACCATTCGAGTAATCGGCAAGGACGGTGAGGCTCGACTGGTTCGGATCAATGACCCGATGCATCCGGACTCAATCGATCTGGCAAAGGGCAAGTATGACGTCGCGATCACGACTGGCCCGTCGTTCACCACGCGCAGGGTAGAGGCGGCTGAAGGCA